GTAATTAAACCAGAATTAACTGGTTCTACTTTTTTAGTAGATTCTTCAAATTGTTTTTCAAATTCGATAGCTTCTTCAGATAATTGTACATCTGCCATTATTATCCTTCTTGTCTTGATTTAAGAATTTTAATATAATCATTATAAAATTTAATAGGTTGAGGATTACCTTGCTCATCTACATAACCATTTAATCTAGACATTGTTATTAAAATATTTTTAGCCTTAGGATCTGCTATATAATTATTTTTAGCTTCTATAATTACATTAGTTTCTCTAATAACATTAAATTTATTTTCTTCTAAATTGAAAGCTGTAATTTGTTCTGTTTTAACATCTTGATATTTGTCGTATAAATCTATTCTTAATTGTCTAGCATATTGTTGTTGTTCATTGTAACTTGCATCTGGATTTGATTGAACATATAAATCTATTCTTTCACCATATTCAAGACTAGCTTCTACTGCTCTTTCTTTGTTAATAGCTTTATTGAGTGTGGGAATCATAGAATTAAAAAAGTTTGATTCTAATAATTTTTGTTGCTCTGTTTGATATTCAAAAAATTTATTACCTTGTTCAATTTTTCTAACAAAAGAATCATGGCTAATACTTTCAGTTAATATGTTTTGTTTTAATGTTGCAAATTGTGCTTCTCTTTTACCAGATATAGTTTTGCTACCATTATATCTTTCAAAGTTTTCTAGTTCATTCAACAATCTTTCAGCTTCTTCATAGTCAGCATTAGGATCACCTTTAACTGCTACAGATTGAATTTTTTGTACATAAGAATTATAAATAGAATTATTAAATATTTCATCAGATAAAAATTTAGTACCATTTATATCTTTATCTATTTGTTTAATTTTTTCTACAGCATCTGGTGTACCAATAAAAGAATCAGCATCTGTTAATAATAAAACACTATCAATAGCTTCTTTTCTTTTTTTAAGATCATTAGATCCTAGCATATGCTCTTCATTAAATAATTCAGCTTTTAAATATAATTGGTCTCTATATTTATCTTTTAATTTAGGATTAGTTTCAGATTTAAACTTTGCTACATCTGCATTAACATCATCATTATAAAGTTTAACACTTTCTTTTTCATACGCTTTAAAAGAGTTTTGTTTTAAATGATAAATACTTTCAGAGTTTTCTAAGTCAATACTACTTTCAATTAATTTTTTAACTCTTCTGTTTTTAACAGTAGATAATTTTTGATTTATTAAAGGTGTAAAGGTTGTTTTCCAATTATTAATAGATTCATCCTCACTAATATTATCTTTTTGTGATTGAATAATTTTATCTGATTCAGCTTTTAATTCTAATACTGCTTTTTTTGCAATTAACTTTTCTTCATTATCTCTTTTTTTAATATAATAATCTTCAACAGATTTTCCAAATGGAGCTAATGCTGCTCCTACAGTTTGATTTAAACCTATTTTTATATTAGAAACAACACCAGCAGCTTCTGCTGTGGGTCTACCTTTTGCTGTAAATGTTGGTATTTTAGGCATTATGTAGTACCACCTATTCTAAGTAAACTTTCTCCAGCTTTTGCATAATAACCAAGTTGAGCAATTTTTGCTTCTCTTCTTGCAATAGTTCCTTGTATTCTTGCAAAGTTTGCTTGTTCCATTTTTTGTGATTGTGAAACTTTAGAATTATAATCTAAAATATCTTTTTCTATTTCTGCTTGTTGTGCATTATATCTTAAAACATTTAAACCAGAACCTGATAATTCTGCACCAGAAGTTAATACTGCTGTTTTAGTTTGACCTTGAAGTTGTGTAAATTGTTGGTCAAATCTAGCAATATCAAATTCATTTTGTTTTTCTATTGCTTCAGCTTCTTGTTCTTTTATAAGAGCATTTCTATTTTGAACACTTTGATTATATTTACCTAATGCACCTACTTGTTGTGCTGCCGCTATATCAAATACAAAACTCATTAGAAAATCCTCGCATATCTGTATTGGTCTGAACCATCAAATCCATAGTGTTTCATTAAACCTTCGTTCTCCAATCCTAACCACTTTGCAAATCTTATACCTTTATCAAAGTCTGATCTTACAGCAGTTTGAACTCTTTTAATATTATACTTTCTTGCAACCTTGGCAAAATCTTTCTTAATTGCTTTAGCAACTGCAATAGGATGTTGCCAAACATCTTGTGTTGCAATGACCCAACCTTCTGCAACCTGACCCCAAATCATTTTCATACCAGCAGCAAAGATAGGTTTGTTATTTACAAGTCCTGTAAAAGCTAAATGGTCTTGCACCAGGTTCATAGCATCTCCATCAAACTGTGCATCCTTATCCATAAGTTTATGATTCATTTGACAAGATAATATAAATCTTCCATGTTCAGCAGTGTAAGGTACTATATATAACATATTATCCATCATTAGTAGTTAATCTTGGGTATAACGATAAAATTGTAAAAGGTAAAGGTTGAGTTTGTCTAACAAAAATAAAACCATCTGTTTCATAGTTTCCTCTAAACTCTACCTCTTTGTCTCCTGTAAATGGTGGTATACCTTCATCCATTAAATCGGCAGAACTTCTAAATGGTATTCTCTCCATGTTTGAAAGATCAGGTCCTACTTCTACACCTATTGTTTCAAACATTCTAACTGTTATATCATATATTCTTTTGGTCTTACCTTGTGATGTACCATTTTGTGATCCAGCATTTAATCTCATAGTTTGTAGTAAAGATGTGTAAGCTAAACCTACCTTAACACTTTTTGCAGAACGATCTAATGTAATACTACCAGAGCTAACAGTTTTATTTGGGTGCGTTGCACCATCTGCTAATATAGAAACAACCTGTCCTTCAAGGTGATCTAGTCCAGACAATGTGCTTACAGCACTACCACTATAACTTAATTCACTATCTAAAAAATTAAATGATGTATTATCTGTTTGATCAAAATCAAATACATTTAAAAATTCTACATATCTTTTTGTTGCACCATTGATAGTTCTTTTAATAATAACATACACTTGATACTCTGTGTCATCTGTTGGAATAACTGCTGCACTTTCAACTACTGCTTTACCTTCACTTGTTGCAGTAAGTCTTGTGCTATCAAAACTTTTAATTGTTAAATATCCTGTTGCTTCATGTGCAGTTTCAGTAATTGTTACTACTGCACTTGATACTGTAGCAGTAAAATCATCATGTCCATTAATAGTATTTTTTAAATTAGTTGCTGTGGTATTATTATTGGTTTGAGTTTTAAATTCATTTGTTCCAGCTGTTCCTGTAGTTGATGTAAAGTTTACAGTTGTACCATCAGATTTTGTTAAAGTTAATTTAGTTCCACTTGCAATGTTTGCATAATCAGAAACTGTTAATGTTGCTATACCAAATCTACCACCAAAGATATGTCTGTGCCAAGCAGTTACTTGTTGTTCTCTTTGATAAGTAAGTCCTACTAATTCACCATCACCTCTTACTCCATAAACTATTTGATTAGGTTCTTGTTGATATGCAATCTGTGTTAAACCACCTTCAGTAATATGTTCAGCAAGGATAGTCATATCAGGAGCTATGTAACCATCTACATCAAAGTTATATGCTAGTTCTCTAATTTTTCTTTTAGCTCTTTGTAAAAATAATGTAGCATTACCTACAGCTATAGCATCTACATTTGCCGAGCCATGATTAGATTGTTTTTTAATTAATATGTTTGTTGGTGTAACTGCACTATCTGTACCACCACCTGATACAGTAAACTCACCACCTGCTGTACCAATAATTAAAGTTCTAGTTGCTGTCATAAATCTGATAGCATTAACTTGGTTAGATGCGATTGTATAAATGATTGCATCATCATCAGCTACAGTTCCGCCAATGTTTGCATCCATGTTTTCGTAATCACCAGACTTTGAAAAGAATATTGTTTGTGGTTGGTTAGTTGTTCCTGCAAATACTAATCGTTGTTCAAAAAAGGTTACGCAAGAAGGATGACCTGTAGTGTCAGAGAAAGCTCCTAAAGACCAATCTGCTGATGCAGTAGCTGATCCTAAATCTTTTATAATCTCTACTGTAATATTTGTTGTATCTGCTCTTGCAGTAACTTTCATATAACCATCTCTAAAATTAATTAATCTTCCAATGTCAGTTGCTAAAAATCCACTACCACCATTTATTCCTGTAACTGCACTAGCAACTACAGCAACTCCTGTACCTACTGTATGTGATGCTGGATTTAAAGTTGTTGTAGTAATGTTAGCATCCATGAATGGACCATTAGTAAAATCTACATCTGTTAATGTCCAAGCAGTATGACCAGTACGAGATAGTTTTTCTACCTCATGTTCTGGATGTGTAATGTACATGACATCTGCTGATTGTGCGAATTTAATATCAAAAAGTTGTGCAGTAGTATAAGGTGTTGCTAGTTCAAAAACTTTATTAGATACACCACCAGAAGTATAAGTAGTAAATGATGAACTGTTTATATCAACACCATCTTTATCTTGTAGTTCAAATGTATTGGTAGTTTTATCTGCAACTAAAAATCTTTTACCATTAACTTCTGTCATACCACCAACACTACTAATAACTACTTCATCACCATTTGAATATCCATGTGATGTAGCAGTTACAACAGCAGGATTAGCTTTTGTAATTGCAGATATAGTTTTGTCTCCTTCTAATACAGCACCACTATCTTTGTAGACTCTCATTTTTAAATTAGAGAACTCCAACATATAAGTTTGTGTTGTAGAAAATTCAAAAGGTATTAATCTTGTTTTGTTTGCACTGTTAGCAACCTCTGCTAAAAATGTAGAACCTGGTCTACGAGCTGCACTACCATGTGGGTAGACAACTAAATTTTCTAAGGTTGAGCAACCAGATGTATATTTAGTTAGATCAGTTCTTCCATCTAATCTTGGCGATAGTTCACCACCTGTAAAGTTTGTAAGTTCGACAGCAACCCTAGCCATTTATTAAAACCTTGAGTTTATAAATGTACTTGCATCTATTTGATCTGACATACCTAGGTCTTGATCTACATTTTGACCTTCAGTTGAATCTATAAATCTAGCATCTTTTAATTTATCTTGAAATAAATTGTACATATTAGTTGCTGTTTGATTATTAGAAGTAACTGCAAAAGCTATGTCAGCACCTAAAGCAGCAGATAAAGTTTCTCTTAATGACTCATCATATTCATTGGGATCTGTAATCCTACCAATGTATAATATTTTCATACTAGATGTATTACTTAATATCTTTCTACCTTCTACTTTGTAGTTAGAATCATAATCTAATATTCGAAGTAGTCTTAAACAATCTGCTGGTAAAGTATAAGCAAAACTAAAACCCCATGCAGGAGCATCTGTGTCTGCTGCTAGTTCAACTCTTTTCTGTAAGCAGTTCCAAGGATGTGATCTAAATACTGCATCTCTTACTTGAGAGTATCTTTGATTACAAAGTCTAGCATTTTTTGAATCTTCTGTTAGTGAAAGGATAGTTGTTGCACCTAGTTGATTTAATGATCCATTACAAATTTCTACTACTGATGCCATATCATTTCCTTATAATATACTTTCGCCTTATCTGTCTATCTTTTTCTAAAGCGAATATCTCTTCTTCTGTTCTCTCTTGTTTAGTATCAAAGCCATAATGATATTTAGTATCATGCTTAAACCTATCTACTAACACATATCTGTATACATAATTATCTTTTTTAAAATGTATTACAGGTTTTAAATCTTGAATCTTTTTCATGCACTCTAGGCGGCTTCCACTCTCGCTTTCACCGCCTAAAATTTTATTTATTAATTAACTACGTAATTAATGTTCCAAGCTAATGTACCAGCAGTACCACCAGTTGCGTTAAAAGTAATCGCAATATAGAAGTATCCTCCCGGATCTGTGCTATCACCAGCTAATTCCCAAAGTTTTTGAGAGCCAGTGTTTAGATCAGCAGCTTCAAAACGAACATCTGTTAGAGCAGCTGCATCAGCTACTGAACTAGCAAAAACATCTTCGTCTTTAACTGTACCATCAGTTTTGTA